CCACATGCACCTGAAGGGATGAGCATGAAAACCGTCAGCGCCAGCGAGATAGCCGCCGCACTCGATATCACCCAGAGATCCGTAAGGCGTCGAGCCGACAAGGAAAACTGGAAAATCGTCAAAAGGCGTGTTCAGGGCGGGTTTGAAATGATGTACGTCATTCGTTATTTACCGGATGACGTGCGTATTGCTTTCGCCCGCCATGACGCTACCGCTATGCTTCTGACCGGGACACCTGCAGCCCTAGCCGGTGCGGAAGCCGGAAACGAACTGGCCCAAGAACGAAAAGGAGCCGAAGAGCGCCACAAGATCGAGGTCGAGGCGCAGCTCGCCGCTTTCGGAGCACTGCCGCCCGAGAAACAGGCCATCGCCTATGCTCGTCGGGACATCATGCGAACCTGGGAAAACTTTCTTGCAGCCTCACAAGCCGAGAACCGCAAGAAAGGGACTGCCCAGTTCTGCCTGCTCTACAATCGCGGTGAGATCAGAATCGCAGACCACATCCAGGCACACGTCAAACAGGTCTCCTGGTCGACGTTGTGCCGGTGGCAGGCTGCGTTTCAGCAGGACGGCCTGCCCGGCTTGTTGCCCGGCTACTGCAATCCAAAAAAAGGCTCATCCTCGCTCAGTCCTGAGCAAAGAGATTTTATTCTGGGCATGCTGAAGGGACATCCGCACTCAACTTTTGCAACCCTGCAGCTCGCCCTCGAAGTACGATTCGGCAAAGTTCCAGGCATGAGTGCGGTTCGGCGATTTGTCAACAGCTGGAAGCAGGAGAACGCCAGCCTTCTGGAATATTGCACGAATCCCGACAAGTGGCGAAACAAGAGGCAGTTCGCCCTGGGCGATGCCTCCGAGCAGGTAGTGCGGCTTAATCAGGTGTGGGAATTTGACTCAACGCCCGCAGACGTGATGCTGGCCGATGGCCGGTATTGCCTTATAGGGGTTATAGACGTCTACTCCAGAAGGCTTAAGCTACATGTATCAAAGACATCCAGGGCAACGGCAGTGGCAGCCTTAATCCGTCGATCCCTGCTCGACTGGGGAATCCCTGAAATCGCCAAGACCGACAACGGTTCCGACTATGTCAGCCGTCATATTATCCAGGTCTTTGAGGATCTGAATATCGATCAGGTCCTGTGTCCTCCTTTTACTCCCGAAGCAAAACCGCATATTGAACGAGCCTTTAAGACCTTTGCCCACAGCTTTCAGGAAACCATGCCTGGCTATATCGGCCATTCCGTCGCTGATCGCAAAGACATAGAGGCTCGGCGCAGCTTCGCCGAACGTCTGATGGACCGGGAGCCGGAATCGTGCGTCGAAATCAGAATGACAGCCGAGGAACTGCAAAAATACTGCGATCGCTGGTGCCATGCCATCTACCATCAAAACCGGCACCACGGTCTGAATAACCGGACTCCCATCGAAGTGGCCAGGGCCTGGCAGGAGTCGATCCGCATTATCGCCAATGAACGGGCGCTGGATATCCTACTGGCCGAGGCGGCAAGCGGCGGTACCAGGATGGTCGGCAAGACCGGGGTCAGCGTCGACAATATCACCTATATCAGCGACGCACTGCCGGAAGTCGGCACCGTGGCTCGGGTCAAACTCGATCCGATTGATCTGGGCACCATTTATCTCTTCGACGCCGAGAAAGGCACCTTCTTCTGTATTGCGCAAGACCCATTACGCACCGGCATCAATCGGGCCGAGGTGGCGATGAAGGTCAAAAATGCTCAGAAGAAGCTGGTGAAAGAAGGTGCAAAAGAATTGAAACGGCTGGCAAAGGAGCAGGCCGTCGCCAATATCCATGAGGAAATTCTTACCTACCGTGAGAGCAAGATCGAAAACATCGTCGAATTCCCGGTACGCCGGGAGGCGGCGACAACGCCCGCCCTCGATCAGGCGGCGATGGCGGCGGACGCCATGGAGACCATCACCCGGCTGAACGCCGGGCCGGACCCGATAACCATATCTCTTAACGAGGAGAAACTTGCCGCCATTAAGCCGGAAAAGAAAGCGGAAAAAGTGATTCTGCTGCGCTCGGACGCCGACACCTACGATCAGATCTGGACCGAGACCAGGCGGGGAAAACGCAAGCTCACCAAATGGGAATTCGACTTTTTGAACAAGTATTACGATTCGGCAAACGGCCGGAGCTACATGGCCTTGCAGGGAGATTTAAGGAAGAAGGTCGGCCTGGAAGAACAGCATCGGGCTAATGCATAAAAGAGCGGCCGGGTGCGGTAACACCCGGCCTTAAAAGTAAAGCTTCACAACAAGGAGGAAATTAAAGCATGACCGAGAATTTTGCAATCACCAAGAACGTTAAGCGCTTTCTGCATGGCGTTGAGGTGGTCAACACACCGATCAAGGGCAGGATCGGCAACGGCCTTTTTTTTGGCCCTCCCGGTACCGGCAAGACAGATGTCGGCCAGTGGTACGCCGCGCAGAACGATGTCCCCTATATCAGGGCAAGGGACATCAGCTCACGGCGGTCGCTGCTGGCCAACATCGTGGCCGAACTGGGAGAGGCACCGGAGTTTTCCACCGACAAACTATTCAATCGAATAGTAGAGCAGCTCATTGAGCGGCCCCGGCCGATCATTATCGACGAGGTCGACTACCTGATCAGAGGTGGTGCGGTCGAGGTCCTGCGGGATATCAATGACATGACCAATACGCCGATTATCATGATGGGCATGGAGAACGTCGACGCAAAGCTTAAGCGTTTTCGTCATCTTTATGACAGGTTCACGGCCGTGGTCAAGTTCGAGCTGTTTGCTCGTGACGAGATCGCCGACCTGGCCGAGGAGATCTGCAGCGCCAACCTTTCCGAATGCGCGATCGATTACATCGCTCAGTCCGGCAAGGGCAAGCTTCGGCTGACCGCGACCTGGTTCACCAGGGCCGAGCAACTGGCCGCGAGGAACAAGCTGGAGTCAATCACCAGTGCGCATCTCAAGGCCTTCGAGGCGAGAGGGTAGCATGACAGTATTGGAACCAGTCATCGAATTTCTCATAAAACTCAAAGAGGGGAAACTGGTGTCGCTGGAGCAGGTTATCAGTGGCGCTGACCGGCCGCGCAAGCCGGTCTTGCGGGTCATGGACCGGCTGGTACGGGAAGGGAATCTGGAAGAGGTCGAGGATAACAAGGTGCCGCCGAAGTTCGGCGAGGTAGGCCGGGCGAGAAGAAATCCGACGTGGAAGATTCTGGAAAAACCGATCCTTGAAGAGTTTATCCCACAGCCAAAGCGGGACACGTTGCGTGATAAGATGTGGCGGTTGATCCGGGCTAGACGGCGCTTTACCCGGAAGGAGTTGGTTCGTCTCTCCGGCGCGGGCCTCGGCAGCTGTGAGGACTTCACCAAGCTGCTCGTTAGAGACGGGTACCTGCGGATTACCGGCAAAGACAGCCGTCAGCAGGTCTATATGCTGATAAAAGACCCTGGGCCGAAACGGCCGATAATTCCGGAGGTCAAAAACGATGCTCAGTGATTCATGTAAGGCAATCCTTCAGCGCCATGTCGATATGAAGGGCCGGGCCGAGGTGACAACCGAGCTGGGGATCAGTTCGACCACTCTTAGTCAGGTTCTCAATGATAAATACGGCGCGTCAACGGATGCGATCGAGATGAAAATAATGAAGTTTTACGGCAATGACGGTCTGGTCACCTGCCCTATTCTCGGCCAGATCGAGCCGGGGCAGTGTGCGAACACCTACCAGCGTGCTCAACGAATAACATCGGCAGGCAACCCGGCGACGATCCGGCTGTATATGGCCTGCCGTAAATGCGATTTTAGGGGGTAATACCATGTTTGCAATAGCTGAAATGGCAAAGGAAATGATTGTCAAACTGAACGAGATCCAGCCTGCGGTGAGTGTGTCCGGGATGGATGAGGCGTCAAAAAAAATCAAGGAAATGAAAATCGATTTATTGCTCATGCTGAGCAATATCACTCCCGATCATCCCTGTATGCAGCGGGTATTGATTGCACTGCGTGAGGATGTGGTGAGCAGTGGTGTTGCCCTTCATGAGTTGCTGGGCGGGGA